TTTCAATAGTGTATATACTCACACCTTGTTAACCCACGACCAACTTAAGCTTAAATTTCCTGATTACGAAATTGAATACCTTCAAAACCTCCCACACAATTGTAATCCAAGCCAGGACACATATACTGTTGATGTTCTTTCTGTGGTGCCTAATATGCAATGCCTTACAGCAGCACCCATAGACACAACTGATTTCTATGTGATTGGTGACAAGTCATGTATTCACACTTTCAAAACTCAGCTTAAGTACCAAAACCAAAAAGGTTATTTCCCTGTTCGTTTATACAAATTCACACGAAAATTGGCAGTTACCAACGAAGCCCTGGGCATTCAAACATTTGAAGGTGACACAGACAATGGCATTTCGTTAGACAACGTATGTCTTCCTGGGTACGAGACTCGTACGAAGCGTTTCACCTATGATTCTGGTGATCTTCGTATGGCTAGGACGTCTAGCAAAATCTACAGTATTATTTACACCTTTGCCCGGAACCATGCATTTAAAGTTGGAGCATCGTATCTTATTTTAGGCTCCTCCTCGGGTTCCGGTCAATCACCGATGTATTATTCTATGAGTAATCTAGTCAAAGGTCGGTACACATTAGTTGATCCAAGGCAAGACCCAGCGCGTAAGGTTGGAACAAATGACATCATAATACGTGAGGTGCTTGAAGATGCACTTCCATCGTTGCAGACATATGAGTTGATTGTCTCCGATGTGTATGCTGTCAATGTCGGTTCGTTCTGGGATGCACTTCTTGAGCTAGTTGAAAGACAAGATCAGAATGTTAAGGTTGCCATCAAGTTTACTAGCAAGTTTAACAACTTTGAAGTGTTGCAGGCTATCGCAAACCGATTCAAACACGCGATTGTCGGTAGAGTGCCTTGTGCTGGTATATCTACTGAAGCCTGGTTGTGCTGTTGGGGTCATGGACAAAAACCGGCCGCGCATGTAAATGTTTTGTATTCTTATAAGGCACTTGTACGTCACCTTCAGGCGTCCGAGCAGTTTGTTTTGCCTGTCAAACAGTCTGACATGAAAAACCTCAAGTCACTTCTAAATTTCAGGACACTTTCCCTTGGTACTGAGACACTGGTATCGGGTGCAGGTGCCCAGTCGGCCGTTATTCTCTTTAGACTTTCAGATCCGCACCACAGTTGGCTTTCCAATCTGTTTCCGGTTAACATTACGGTCGACGGCAAAATTTACCCCTCTGTAGAACATTACTATCAGACTCAAAAGTGTGTTGCGAACGGTTACTCACTTCCTTTCACGGACGCTAACACTCCTACAGAGGTCATGTTCCTAACCAAAGAACTTTTCCACAACAAATTCTACCCTAAATGGGTAAACTCAAAAGAGCATTTTATGCGTAAGGCTCTTTTGGCAAAATTCACCACCGAGCCATTCATGTCCCAGCTTTACAAAACGCTGGGTTATGAGCTCCGTGAAAAC